CTACGTCGGTCCTAGGCGCATCGCGAAAGAGGATACGGAGTTCGGCGACAACCTCGCCGAATCGCTCCCCGAGACCCAGCTCAACTCGATCGCCGACGAGCTGATTCGGCTCATCGATCAGGACAACGAATCGCGCCGCGAATGGCTCGATACGCGCGCGAGGGGCATGGAATTGATGGGCCTGCGCATCGAGGCGATGCGCTCTAACGGCAGTGACGGCAGTGCGCCGCTTGAGGGCCAGTCGCAGATCCGGGCGACGCTATTGGCGGAAGCGGTAATCAGATTCGGCGCCAACGCCTTCGCCGAGTTGTGCCCCTCCGATGGGCCAGCCAAGGTCTCCGAAGACACATCGGGCTCGACTGAAGACCTCGACGTGCTTTCCAGTGCGTTGGAGCACGATCTCAATCACTACTTGACCACTACCGACAAGGTTTGGGTTCCCGACACGGACCAAATGCTCCTCCGCGTGGGTCTCGATGGGTGTGTCTTCAAGAAAATATACCATGACCCGATCCTTAGAAGGCCGGTAAGTCGTGCGGTATTCGGCGATGATCTGATCGTCAACAATTCCTCTACTTCGATCTATGACGCGGGCCGAATCACCCACCGGGTTTTCATGCGGCCCAGCATGATACGTCGGATGCAGCTCTGCGGAGCTTATCGCGACTGCGATCTGAGCGAACCTGGGTACATCGAGAAGACGCCGACCGAGATGCAATCGGAGCAGATCTCAGGCATCCGCAAATATGATTCCTGGGAACAGGACGATCGTGATCATGAGATCCTCGAAACCTATTGTGAACTCGATCTGGAGGGGTTCGAGCACGAGACCGACGGCGAGCCGGATGGCTTGGCGGTCCCCTACAAAGTGGCGATCCACAAGGAGACAAGAACAATCCTCGATATGCGGAGGAATTGGAACGAAGACGACGAGATGTGTTTGCCGAAAACGTATTTCGTACAGTTTCCGTTCATCCGTGGCTTCGGATTTTATGCTATTGGCCTCTCGCATCTACTTGGCAATATTACGAACGGCATCACGGCTGCTTGGCGAGAGATCGTCGACGCCGGCATGTTCGCCAACTTTCCTGGCCTTCTAGTTGCAAAAGGCGCGGCTAGACAGAATAACAACATATTCAGGATTCCGCCAGGGGGCTCGGCTGAAGTCGAGACTGGGGGTTTGCCCATCCAACAAGTTGCGATGGGCATGCCGTACAAATCCCCGGACGCGGTCTGGACGAGCTTCGTCCAGCAGCTCAACCAAGAGGGCAAGAGCCTCGGCGGCACGGCTGAGATCATGGTCGGCGAGGGCCGCCAGGACGCGCCGGTTGGCACCACGCTGGCGTTGATCGAACAGGCGATTAAACCGCTCATGGCGACGCACAAGCGGTTGTGCGCGGCCCAGTCCGACGAGCTTCAGCTCCTGTGCGAGCGCTTCAAGGAGGACCCCGAGGCGTTTTGGCGCGCGAACAAGCGGATGGCCTGGGATTGGGACTCGCAAGTCTTCCTCCTGGCGCTCGAACGGAGCGAAATTGTCACCCGCGCGGACCCGAATACGGCCTCGCACCTCCAGAGGATGCTGCGCAACGCGGCCCTCTATCAGATGGCGAAGGACGAACCGGGCGCCTTCAACGTCACCGTGATCCGCCGCATGTGCATTCGCGGCATCGGCTTCTCGAACCCGGACCAGTTCATCAATCCGATGCCGCAAGGGCCGCCGCCGGACCCGAAAGCGCAGGCTGCGATGCTGACGGGCCAAGCGGCGATGCTCGACGCGAACACGCGAGCCGGCCAGCTCCAGTTCGACAAGCAGAACGCGCCGCTTGAGGCGCAGCGGCAACAGGTCGAGAGCCAGACCAAGATCGAGACGTCGAAGATGGCGCTGCAAAAGCAGCAGCTCGCGACCAAGACCGCTGGTTTCCAGGCTCAGAATGAGGCCCGCAAGCCGCAAATGGAGCAAGCGAAGCAGGTTCACGAGAGCCAGGAGGCTCAAGCCGATCGCGCGCACGACACGGCGAAGCAATTGCGCGATCAGGCGCACGAAATGAACCTCGAAAGAGGCGGTTGGGCGCATGAAGACCAGCTCCATCAGCGCGATCAGCAGCATGAGACCCAGATGGGCGTCCGCGATCAGATGCACGAGCGGGTGATGGGGGCGCAGCAGCAGCGATTCGACGCCGCGCAGGGCATGCAGGACCGGCAAATGGACGCCGCGAACGCGCAGCAGGACCGCGTGCACGAAGATCGGATGGGTCAGCGCGAGCAAGCGGTCGAATCGCAGCGCGAAGAGCGCGGCATGCAGCATGAAGAGCACATGAGCGAGCGCTCGCAGCAGCATGAGCGCGTCATGGGCCAGCAACAGGCTCGTGCAAAGATCCAAGAGGTGAAAGCGCGGCCTCAACCGCAGCGATCGAGCAGCTCGGGCTCAGATCGGCAGAAACGGGCGAGCGGCGGCTCGGTCCATCATCAGATTGACACGCCCTACGGCATGGCGCGGCGGGCTCCTGACGGTGAATTTTACGTCCAGCATCCTCACACCGGGCAATATTTCAGGATTCGGAGGCGAGCATGAGCCAAGCACTCGATCCCCAGGAAGCGGCCACCCTGTTTTACTCGGGCTCGGTGATGGCTTTTGTTGGCGCGCCCACAGAGAGCTTCGTTTGCGGTCAATGGCAGGGCCAGCGCGCCATGGTCTTCCCGATTCCGTTCGATGACCCGGTCGCCTACTTCACCGCTCACCCAGTTATGCTTTTCAACCCGGACGCGCCTGGAATGACGGCGACGATCACGGTCGGAACTCCCTACACGCCGGCTCACAAGGAGAGGAAACATGGTCGAACTTAACACTGGACAATCTGTCGATCTGACCGTCGCCTACACCGATGCTCAGGGCGCACCCGCCCACCCGCCTGGGCCGGTCAATTGGACCTCGTCTTCCCCCTCGATCGCGACCGTCTCGGCCGGGGACGATGACACCCAGGCGACCGTGGTTTCGGTTGCCGATGGACCCGCGACCATCACCGCCGAGTCGAACGGGATCACTTGCGCCATCGATCTGATGGTTGGCGGAGGCGAGGCCGGGGCGAGTGAGGGGGAAATCACGGCCGGCGAGCCCTACGACACGACGGGGACGCCGGTACAGCCTCTGCCGGATCAGCCGCCCCCAGGCCCTGGTTGGCTACCGGGTCAGCGGCCAGGGGTGCAGCGGCCGGGTCAGCCGGCCCCGCGACCGGGTCAGCCGGTGGTGCGGACAACGACGATTCGCAGGTAAATGGTCGACGATCTCGGCGACTATGATGTCACCCCTGTCGAGGGAAACCCCTTCGGCTCGATGGCGTCGTCGCCGAACGACTACGACGTCTCGCCGGTCGATCACGATCCTTTCGCTGGCGCTGGCGAAAACCCGGCGCCAGACCAATTTGAGCTAGCCTCGCGGCAGCCCGAGGCCACGCCGTCGAGCGCAGGCAGGCCACCGCTCGATCCTGGCGATCGCGATCTCCTCATCAAAACGGTTTTCGGCGAGGCGAGCGGCGAGCCGCCGCTTGGTCAGGCTGGCATCGCCCACGCCATCCTGAACCGGGTCCGCGCTGGCGACTATGGCTCGGGGATCGCGGGCGTCGTGAAGGCTCCGGCTGCCGGCTTGAACCCGCGCCTTGGCTACCATGAGTTTTCGCCCTGGAACACGGGGCGCGCCACCGAGGGCAATCCCACCGCGCAGCACCTCTCGCCAGACAATCCGAATCCGGTTCTGGCCAGGGCCTACCGCAACATCGGCGACGTCGTCGACAAGGCCTATTCGGGTCTCATACCCGATCCGACCGGCGGCGCGACCCACTATTACGGGCGTATGCGCGGTCACCCGTCTTGGTCGCCGCCGCTCGCCGCGCAGAATCAGGTCCGGATCGGCGGCACGACGTTTGTCGGCCGCGAGCACGGCCCAGGCGAAATCGCGAGCCAGACCGCCAGCGGCTACGCTGGCGGCGGTCCCGTGCAGCTGAACGGGGAGCTGCGGCGCCGGCTCGCGATGATCACTCAGCCTCGCCACGGGCTCGCTGATGGTGGAGACCCCGATGCCGCTGGGTTCGCCGCGCTCGACAAGATGGTGCAGGACGATCGCGCCACCCAGCCGCCGGACCAGCCGGCCGCTCCGGCTCCTGCCGCGCCGCAAACTTGGTACGGGAGGTGGGGCCAGACGCTCGGGGACGAGCTGGGCTCTGTGGGGCCCGCAGTCAGTGCGGCGACGGAAGGCCTCGGCAGCTTCGGGGCGAGCGTCGTCGCTAATCCAGTGGGCTACGGCCCGCTAAGCTTCCGCACCATGAGCCCCGAGAGCGAGGCCTCG